CCTATTGCTTTCTTAAATGCTATATCACAATTCTTATATGATTCTACATCAAACTCATCAAAACCTATATAGTTTAACTCTGCTCCAATAATCCTTTGTGGCTTTTGTAACTGGTATATCTTAATAGTTCCATAAGGTGTTGTAAACTTATGCTTTGCTATGTTGTATTGGTAGTAAATACCTTTAGCTTCAAGTAGTTCTTTAAATGGATTCACAAATAACTCATCTGCTAAATCATAGGTAGGATATATAATCCAACCATTAGAAACACCCTTGCTATTCTTTTTTGTTATATGTGATACAAATACTTTCCTTAGAAAGATATGTGTCTTACCTGAACCAAAACCAGCTATTAAACCAGTAATAGGTTTCTTTGATGTCAAAAAACTCCATTGATGAGGAAAATAATCTTTCTTGTGTAAAGTTAGATTAGAGTTCATCAAAATTAATGTCAGTTATAGGCTTAGATATTTCTACTTCTTGTTTCTCTGTGTATCCTCTTTTCTTTCCTCTACACTTTAAAAAGAATATAATAGCTGTTATATCACCTTTTTTAATCTTATTTAATAACTGATTTTCTGCAAGATCTATCAAGCCTTCTTTAACATTATCACATTGTTCACTAAATGATTCATCTTCAATCCATCTGTAATAAGTTTGTCTTGAAATATTAGCTTGTTTACAGGCTTCTGATATATTACCAAGATTCAACTCTAAGCCTTGTAAGAACAATTCTTTTTTAGTTGGTTTTGTAACCTTTGTTACTTCAGAATCCATGTTTTCTTCATTTTTTTGCATAATATGTATAGATAATATAACATACTAATTCATTTAAAAAAGTATAAAAACAACTAAATTAGAACATTGTAGTTTGTTTTGCTAAATGTTTACCATTATTTTTTACATTTGTCATATCTGTTGCCTTTAGTTTCTTACACTTAAACACAAATCTATATATTCTATCAATTTTTACTACATCTTTAAGTTCTAATAATATCCAATTCCTCAAAGACATATCTGTTAATATTCCAGTAACATCACCTATTGTTGGTCTTGAACTTCTCCAAAATGTTATAAAGTGTTGTTCTTGTATTCCATTTAAACAATTAACACCTACTATTGGAAATGTAAATATTAATAATCCATTATCTTTAATCATTTCAAATACAACAGGAAAAAATAAATCAGGATAACCATAACTATCTATATCTATAACATTATATTTTTTTTTCTTTGCTCTTAATTGATATATATAGTCAAAACTTGAACCAAATTTTTCTTTGGTTAATGCTGTTGTATTTCCATAATTATTATAATAATCTGTTAAATTGCCTTGACCTCCAAAAACTTCTAATATTTCTTTGTTTTTAAAATACTCTTTAAAATTATTTAATTGTAAAATTTTTTCTTTAGGGTGATGGACACTATCACAATTTTTATTTTGTTTATGTCTTACCCATTTATGTTTATCTGATGATGTTTTCATTTAAAAAAGTTAAAATATTGTCTTTCTAATGATTTCTTATACTTAACTGCTTCTTTCTTAGTTAAGAACTTCTTTCCATTTACTATGTATATAAATCCTAATTCTTGTTTAATGTCTTGGTTCATATTATTTATTTGCTTGATAAAATGCTTTAGCAAAACCAGGTGGTGTCATACTTCTTAATCTTGATCTTTCATTTATAGGTAACTTGAATGCTTCATAATAATTTTTACTCATTCTTTTCTTAACACCTTTTTTAGATATAAATTCAACCATATCAGGTTCTACTATATCAGTTGGCTCAGGCATATTAAAATTACCCCATAAACAAGTTCTTTTACTGTAAGCATCACCATATTCATAAGGTTGGAATGTGCATTTTGCATCACCTATATAATGTTTTAATCTTCCTACTGGATTTTCTAAAACCCAAAAGTGTGGTTTAGTTGTTAATATAATTCTTAAACAAGCATCTACTACTGATAATCCCTCTAATAATGGCTCTTTACCTTTTTTCTTCCAATGTCTTGCTCCACTACCACTAAAATGAGTGCAAGGTGGTGCAGATAATATTCCATATATTTTTTCTTTAGGCTTTTTAAATAATCTAACATCACCAGTGCCATAATCATCTTCCAACCATTCTTGAGGATCAATTACTCTTACATCATATCCATTTTCTTTATATGGTTTACTCCAAGATCCAGTACCACCACACAAATCTAATATTATTTTATCTTCATTAAATATAGTCATATTATTATCTCTGTATAAGATTCTTTGTCATCATATTCTTTTTTAGCATGTATTTCTATTACTTGGCTATCATCTAAATAAACTATTTTATTCATACAATCCATATAAAACTTAACAAAATTATCTACATCAGGTCTTTTTGTATGATATACTGGTGCTGTTTTTTTTAATTGATTAGCATACTTACCAGTTCTAAAATGTGCTTTAGGTCTTTTTATATGAAACACAAACTTAATCTTTAAAGCATCTGTATATGGTTCACCAGTAAACTGCTCTTTTATTTGTTGTATTGCTATCTTCTTATCTTTGCTACTTGGATCATAGACCATACCTCTTTTAGTGTGTCTGTGTCTTTTCTGTGCTATGCAGTTATCTATTCTTAGTTTCATAATTTGAGCCACATTTTGGAACTGCCCCAAACCCTCTGCAATGGTATTACAGCATATCTCTCTTGATACTTATGTGGCATTGTTTCTTTTTGGATATGGTTTACTATTTTTTTTTAATAATTTAACCATTTCTCTATATGTTTTATTTTTTCTACCAACAATAGTTGCATATTTTCCTCTTGTTGGACCATCTACCAATTTATATCCATCATTAATCATTTTTTGTTTTTGTTCTTCTATTTGCTCTTTAGTTGCTCTTAGTTCAGGGTTTTTCTTTCTTTGAAATCCTGTTACTGCTCTTACAGCTGGTGTATTTGTATCATATCTCTTACCATTAATATCAATCCATTCTTTAGTTCCCTTATGTCCTAAATAAGTCCAATTACAAGCCTGATATATTGTTCCTATTTCTCCTGCTTTCCAATCTGAAAAAGCAACAACATACATTGGCTCTTTGTTTTTAAATAATAATTTTAAACTTTTTTGTATTAAATATGAACCACCAAAATCAGGACACCAATGAACACAAGCACCTCTACCTAAACAAATAGCTGGGTAGTTCCATAAGGTATACTTTCCACCAAACTTAACCTCAACAAAACAAACAACTCCAGCAATAACATTACCAAAATATAATCCACAAAATTTTATAAAATTAACAGGCAATGTCCCAAGCCACTCATATTTTAAAATAATTGGTAATGCTTGTTCTCTTGTTACTTCTTTTACAATAGCATTAGATTTTGATATATCTATATCTTCCCACCATTTACCAAAAAGATTGTAAGATTCTTCTTTCTCCATTGTTTCTCTAATTATTCTTTGATGTGCTTTTTCCATAATTAAAGGTTATGGCTGCCTATTGTGAGTATGGAGAAACATATATTGTAGGGATAGTATATGTTTGATAGACAGCCATAGATTTATGTTCTTTCTTTCAAGAACCTGTTATTTCTATAATCCACATCATTTTTATTTTTAATTTGTCCTACATACATTTTAAATAATTTCTTCCAAAAACCCTTTTTCTTCATCAATTTTTTTAAACTTCCTTTACTATCTAAGTTTCTTGCTACTCTTTTAAATTTCTTCCAATCAACATCATAATAACTATTATTAATTCTCATTCTAATCCCAATGCCTTTCTTCTATCTTTTTCATCAGCAACATTTTTTTCTGCATCTCTAAATCTCTTTTGTTGTTCCTGATAATCTGCTTCTATTCTTGCTTCTCTTTTAGCAATATCTTCATCAGATACAGGTTGAAATTTCATATTACTATTGAATTTCTTGCTATTCTTAACCCAAGTAGACATTCTTTTTCTTACATTAAATATACTTTGTTGTTCATATCTTAATACTCTACCACCATCATTGTGTTCTGTCCAGTATTCTATAAACTCTTTAATCATATTTGGATCTATTTGCATATCAAATACTTCTTTTTCTACTCTTTTAGCAAATTCTTCTTTTTTAGTATTTATATCTTTACCCTTATCTTTATATTTATCTTTAACACTTACCAAAGGGTTATCTAACTCTATATTATGTTTATCTAACAGTTTAATAACACTTTTATGAACCTTAACATTAGGATTTAATTCACCATATTGAAATTTGCAAAATTTGGTTAAATAAAACTTATTCTCACCTATTTGTTCTATGTTATCATTAAATGCTTCTAATATCTCATTTATAGTGTAATTATCACCAATTTGATATGATAGTAAGCCTACATCTAAATCATTCAAAATACCAGCATGATCACATTTATTGATTAAATAAAACCATACTATCTTTAATCTTACTGGTAATTCTCTAAACCATTGTTTTTCAAATATACTGTTATCCATAAATCTCTTTGCCATGTTTCTCCTTTTTCACTTTATTATCCCTAATTAGTATTATTATTAATATATAAAATTATAGCTTTATCTACAACACTTGATATTGTTTGATCACTTGATGCACAAAACATTCTCAATTTTTGATGTGTTGCTCTTGATAATTGCACACTTTTATTTATTTCTTTATTTTTAATCTTCATCACTCCAGTAACTCCTATATTGTTTCATTGCTTCTCTTTTCTTTTTAGCATATTCCAATGCTTCTTTCCTCTTACAGATCCTACAAATGTTTTGGTAACCACCATAAGAGCCATTTCTAACAAGATACTTTTTAGGTATCTCTTTTTTACAAGTCCTACATACTTTCACAAATATCCTTAAATGGAATAACCCAGCATTTCTTCCAACTATCAAAATGCTTATCTACTTTAAAGTTATTGCTTTTAATTAGATTATCTAATTTTTTAAAAGATATTTTAATTCCACCATTATGTTTAAAAGAATATATAAAGAAAAATAAATTATACATCTTATCCCATTTTCTATATTCTTCAAAATCTACTTGTTTTAGCCACAGATCAATACTACAAGATTTAACTTCTACTAATTCAAATATTTCATTAAACAATATAAAGAAATCAGGTGTATTTCTAATAAATGCTGGTATATGCTTCATATTAGACTTTTGTTCTTCATTTGGTGAAAAACTATGAATACCATATTTATAAATAATACCACCCTTATCCATATACTTATAGTTAAATTCTCTATAAAAAATATCTTCAGCTTTATTCTGATCTGCCATTCTTGTTTCTATGTCTTGATGTCTATTTGCCATTGTAATACCTCCAGTATTCTACAATCAAATTAAACAACACTTCAAGCCACATTAAAAAACCAAAAAATAATAAGAAATATAAAATAAAATCAAATATCATTATTTACTCCTTCTTTTAAGTTCTTTAGTTGCAAGTTCTCTCTGCCAATCTACTTTGCTGCTTGTAGATACCCATTTAATCCAACTATCATCTAAAATATCAACCCATTTGACATCTTTATATTTACCAAATCTACAAACCTCATTACCAGTCCACTCATCATCATCAGTTTCACCATCACCTAATGGAATGCCACCTAAATCATTAACTGCTGCATCATAAGCAGGATTAGGAACTTCTTGATCTTTTAGATTTACTGGTGGTTTAGGTTTATCTTTTTGTTGTTCTACTGCATTTGCTACCTCATTATAACTTGCAATAGATGTATCTATACCAATTCCTAGCATTCCTAATGCTCTACCAACACTTGATGTTTCACAATTTTCTAATGCTGATGTTTTATTAATAAATGTAGAATCTTCTTTTT